GCTCCGCATAAATCATCGCCTTTCCACCATATCTTTAAAACATTGTGTGAAACATTGTTTAAATTAACTACAGATGATTCTGGATGATCTAATTCACCTAATGCCCTATGTTGATCTATATATTCTTGTTGATATCGTTTGCATTCTCGTTCTAAAATTGTTCTAGGATAGATTCTACCATTTTGATTTTTTGCGCCTGCTCTTTGTAAAACACCTTGTACAACAACACCCCCAGGTACACCATATGCAGCACCAGAAGATTCTGATAATGACTCAAATGGCCTAAATGGTATATATTCTAATATTAGTTGTTTTGACATTGTTATTCTCCTAGTGATCTTACTCGTTCTGAAATTTTAATCAATCTTTCTGAAATTTTTGTTAATGCTTTTTGTGTTCCAGGACCGTAATTTGATGAAGTCACTCCCGATTCTGTTTTTAATCTAGTATTGTAATTCACCATAGTTTCAATTTCTTGAAGCTTTTTTGCAATTTCTTGAATTGTATTTTTCACTTTACGCTCTGGAGATATTTTTGGATCGGCTACAGAAAAATTACGATAACTTTCAATCAATTGTTGGTATTTGTTTTCTAATACATCTTCAACTTGAAGTTTAGTTTTTCGATTTGCCATATCTAGATCTTTTTTATGAGCCGTGCCCGGGGTCTTTGTTTTATCTTTAGATGGATATTCCATATCTTTGTTTAACCAAATGTCATCATCCATTGCAAATGGAAATTTATCAGCTTGCACTTCTTCATCAAATTCCGGGGACTGATACTGGCCCAAATTACGTGTTTTTGATTCATACTGTGCATTTTTTTGTTTCCATTTTCCGGGCCTAGCAAACGCTGCTGGTATATTATATCCTGCAATTGCGCCTGTTACATTTTGTTCATCAATTTCGTTATCACATGCACATTGAGACTTAGGTGTGTCGCATTTATCACATGACTCTTCAAGATCTAAAAATTTGTCTTCAATTTCTTTTAAAAATGACCTCATTAATGCATCCCTTGTAATTCGCGAACTAAATCAAAATAACGTAACAATGATAATACATGTGATTCTTTAATAGTTTTCATTGATTCAACATTACAAAGCATTTCTGATAATTTTGCTACTTTAATTTTAGTTGCTGCGTCTGTTATAGATTTTGATTGATTTGCTAAATCAGATTTAATTCCTGGAATTATTTTTTTAATATATTCACGCAATGCATTTGTATCATTTACATGAGTAATATATTTGTTTAACAATTGTTTTTGCGACTCATCTAATCCTGAATATTTTTCATTAAATTTATCAACTAATATTTTATATGTTAATAAACGCATATCTTTTGGTTGCGATGTAAATGATTCAATTAATTCATCTTTTTTTGGTGCAACTCGTTCTGTAATTAAATTGTGATCAATTATTACATTTTTACATTCCAATAACTGTTTAGGGTTTTCATTTTCTGCATATTCAAATATCATGTTAATAGACGCTAATACTTTATAGTTATTGATATGCATTTTTGACATATCCGGAAATACAAACTTATCTGAGATTTCTTTTACTAAATTGTAACGTTGTCGTTTTAACACACTTTGATTCAATTTATCATATGCGCCTTTAACAGTCCGTATATAATCTAATGCTTGAGCTTCACTTCGAAACTGTTCTTTAACTAATGAATTGTATAATTGTAATTCTTTAGATAATTCAGTATTTCGGCCAAAATATTTTTTAATAATATCAATAGTTACTGATTTATTTGATGTTAATGTTTCAGATGTTAGTTTCCTAACCAACATTTCAAATAGTATACCCGTATTTTTATATTTTGAATGTTTTAATTTCTTCATGTATATACGATGCCTTGTGTTTTTAATAAATATGTTTATAATTACAAAATGTTGTTTTCATCTAATAATGTACCTGCATCGGTATCTGTTTCACTTATCTTATTAGATTTTAATGATTCTGTAATAATTGACGCACCTTTATTTTTTGACTTTATTCGTTTTAATATATCATGATGTTCTACTGCAACAGCGCCTGCTCTATTTTTAAAATTAGTATCGGGTTGGAATGTTGTTTTTTGGTGCTCAGGATTAATTTCTTGTTTAATTCCTTTGATTCCGGTAGGATCCCAACCAAATTCATTTTTATGTTGGCCAAATTTAATTCCTTCTTTTGGACGGCCGCCCTTATCTTTTTCTCCAACATCGTTGCTACTCATATGTATTGATGCTAAATCATGCGGTGTTCCAAATGATGTTCCTGTGATTGCTGGGTCATTTCCTTCTTGTTCAATTTGATTTTGGCGGAATCTAAGTTTTAAATCTTCAACAACATTTGTTCTTTCTTGCAACCATTGATCTTCAGACATATTAAAAATATACTCATATATGTATTTATCAGAAACTAATTTTGAATCTTTCATTGCATTTGCTAAAGTTATTTTTTCATTCATTAATGCAACTTTTTGTTGATCATAAATAATTGATGGTGCTGTTAATTCTAATTCAAATCCTACTAAATCTTCTCCTTCAAATCCTTGAGCATATAAATGTATAATTGCAATTTTAACAAGCTCAGAACATACAATTTTTTGTACACGTTCAATTGTTCTAGCAAACCGAATATCCATTGATGCTAATGTAGATTTGCCTTCAACTGCCTCTGAATATCCTAAGAATGGTGCTGGAATTTTTAAAGCTGACATCATCTTTGTTCTAATATATTCAATGTCATCCATTCCTGTAAATGTCATACCCGGTAATGTATCAATTGTTGTAGATGATTGACCTCCGCGAACTGGTAGATAATAATCTTCCAACATGTTGTTAATATTAAACTTTAAATTGTAATTTCCAGTTTGTGGATCAACGTGTGGAATCTTTTTCATTTTATTGATAATTTGTTCCATGAATGAATCTACTTCATTTGTAGGAATATTACCAATATCAATTTTAAAAATACGTTTTTCAGGTGCGCGCATTATTCTATGAATAAGCATTGCATCTTCCATCATCATCAATTTTTGAAATTCTTTTCTAGCTCCTTCTAACATGGATCTACCATATGGTAAAAAGTTAGAATCTGATAACATGCGGAAATGTGCTACTTCAAACACATCATATGTCATTTGTTCTGACGCAACGTTTTTGAATTTGATTTCATATTCTCCAGTAGATTGGTTATATTCTTCCCATCTTTCCATTTCATAACTTGAAAATGGACGTGCATTTAAAATTCCAATTTCTTCAGCAATATCCAACTTTAAAAAGAAATCACCATATTTTGTCATGTTACGAATCCAAGTCCATAAATTGAACTCAATATTCAAAACATCATAAAATAAATTGTAAAGTATTTTTTGTATTTGTGTTTTATTAGTTCGGATAGTTAAAATATCACCAAATTGATCAGCTAATGTAGATTCATCTGAATATATATCTAATGCTGAAGATATAATTGGATCTTTATCCATCATTTCATAGTCAGCATATAATTGCAGACGATTTTGATGCATATAATAATTTGAATCATATCCGCCATTTCCGCCGACACGATGTTTATTTGCTCCGTGCAGACGAGTATATCTATCTGCAACTTTACTTTGACTTAAATTACCTACTGATTGTAATCGGTTTGTATCAACTACTCGTAGCTGATCTTTACCATATGCTCTAACAACCACATTGGTACTAAATAAATTCTGTAAACGTTTTCTTAATGACGCCATATTATCTTTTTTATATAAATATAACTATCGATAGAACCATGTATGTTTTTTTATTTGATAAGCCATGTTAATGATTCATCATCTCGGCCGTTGTTCCACGACCATCCATTATCGGTGTTATTTTTGTTGCCTGTATATATAACTGGACTTGTTTTTTGAAATGATGAAAGTGCTTTTTTATTGAGCTCAATTCCTTGTTGTCGCAATTTAAGAGTTGAATCACGCAACCAAAGACCAATACAAAATGACATTACTAGGTCATCATTGTATCCATTTTGTGATTGAGCTTTACCATTAAGCCAAATAAATACTAGTAGTTCTTGTATAAGTCTTTTACTACGAATTATAGGAGTTCGTTCGCGCATATACATTTCTAATGCAGAAATCATTAATGGCCTTGTACGAGTTGTAGTTGATACTCCAGGAACCATTTGGCCCTTATCTTTCATATCATATCCTTTTTTCAATTGTACATCTGCATCTGTATATCCGTCATCTTTATATGTATAATGTAGATTTTGATATCCTCTATCTAATGCCGGTTGAATTGCTGCCCAGCCAATATTTGCATTTTCAATTGCTAATAATGCATTGTTCCATTCTGTTGCAACCGTTACTAGCATATTGCCAAATTCATTGGGAGGAATTTTTCCTTTGTACTCAGCAACCTGACGTACATCTTGTACATCAAAAACATGGAATGCAGAATAATCTGCGCCATCTCCTCGCGCAACGTCAGCTACTACTAAATAGTCTCTAGTATAGTCCGGATATTCCCATACCCAATAGTT